TAGAAATTGTTGTAAGGGATGAAAGTATGGGGTAAATGGGGAACATACCATTCTTCAGGAAGTATGAAGTGACTATGTTGAAAGTCGTGTGTCCCGAGAACATGTAATCGTTACAGTTGGAAAATGGGCTAGACTCACTACATGGTTTAGACTTGGCACGAGGGAATTGGGTCACTACATTGGAGAGGGCCCTCATGAAATACATGGTTGTGAGAAAGGATATGTACGCATTTTGATTTATCTTGTTCCAGTTAAGAACCAAAAGAACCAGTGGTACAATCAGCGTCACATCATGAAGTACTTCATACTTGGTAAGGTCTGGTAAGACATCAAATCCAACATCTCTAATTTTTCCACCAAAACCTTCACCCCTTACCCTAGATATGAATCTTCCAACAAGAGTGTTTAACAAAAGTGCTAATCCTAAGAGTAACCACATTAATATATTTCAATATTATTTTTTCGAAAAATCTTTTTTAGAAGATAAAGATCTTTTTCTACATCAACTTTTTCTTAACCCAATTCCTGTCCTCTTTAAAAATTTTAGAAAGTTTTGGATCCTTGTTTTTGAAAAGAATCACGAGTGCATGAAGTCTTCGAAATAAACGTAATGGTGGTTCACCTGAACGGAAAACTCGCATCAACGCACGATGTCTAGAAAGTTTGGTCTTTTTCTTGACATCTACGTATCCATGTTGACTGAGATACCCATTGGTACTGAGCATAAAAATGACTGCCATCTACTATACTGTGGGAATAAATTCCCATTTGAGGTCATGACAGATTTTCTTCCATATGACATCTTGTTGATACAACTTCTCTTTTGATTTTAGGAGTGGGAAATACTGTAGATAAATATCCTCTGAAAGAAGTTCACAAAACTTGTAGAGTACGTATGAGTAACTCAAAAAGTTTTTGCGTTCAGTCGGACAATTGTCGTCAAAAGGTCTTTGAATATCCTTGAACATTAAACGAAGGCATTCCTCCAATTCCGTAGGCATATTCGGTGGTTTGATACCATTTAGTATATTCGTGATATACGGTACATGTTCATAGTATTTATTGAGACGAAGCTTTTTAAGAAGCCCCCGAATTTTTGCGTGGGTAATATCCTCTAGATTTTTGATTTTCATCTTCTTGAGTTCCGATCTAAGTTGTTCCATAACTTCGGGTGGTATAGTCGTCGTTTCTTGTGCTTGGAATTGTGACAGCCACTCGTTAAAGTGATTCTCTCTCTTGTATGAATAGTTTACGATCTTCTCAGATGTCTCCTGTTCTTCACGATAGGTAAGTTCTTCGTTTATATGGGCTGCGACAACTCTACCACATCCATCACATATCAAATCACTTGTGGTTTGGACCAGAATAATATTACTGTATTCGCAATATGAACACATTTCAACTGTACGTTCCATTGGTCTATATATGTTTTTCTTCTCCACCTCAACTAGATAATCAGTGAAAATATCTTTTCTAGCTAGACCGACAGTTTCTTTTACGTTGAATACGTTATCAGTGTGTGTTGTTTCGGTTGATTGTGTTTCACCATTCATATGTCTTACAATAAAAGGCATACACTTTATCATGTAATCAGACATATCTCTTTCATATTTGGATTTATTATTAGGATCATTCTTAATAAGCTCGGTCCACTCTTCTATTTTGTTGTTATATCTACTTAAAAAATTACCTTCCATTCTTATATAAGGATGTTGGTCAAACTTTTAAGTAACCTTTATTTCTTTTATAAAAAACTTGTTACTCCAAATGATTACAGTATTGTGTCAGAGGAAATTGAATATACAATAAACACTGACATGAAATATTTAATGGAGGATGAGTTTTGGGAAAAGGAAAGTAAGGATTGGGATGGTATATTGGATAACTTCTATGTAGATGTCACAGGTGACGACTTTAGAAATACAACGATACCTCAAAACGTTGAGCACATCATTCTACGAATTAAATATTATTTCAATGGTAAGATATACAGTGTTGTATCTAACGACATCAATTTTACACCAGGTGAAGAAGAACAAACTGGTATGACATTTAATATCCCTTTGAGTAGTGCTTGGATAGTTGACCATGATGATAAGCCAATTAGAAACATTACTGAAAAGGTGAAACGGTACGCCGGTCCTAGGAACGATTTCCATGGACAAAAGGTTTCACTGACTGATTTTTTATATTATGAACCCGAATACCTGAAGGATGAATTACCCAGAATCATTTTGGTGAATGGAATAGGTATGAAAAAGGTGATCCAAACAACAAGTGGATTTACTACTGATCTTCGGCTACCTTAGTAGCTAGGTAAAATTTAAGCTCTCCCAAATTAGCGACATTATATTTCAAGATTAGGAATCTATTACCCGTTTCTTGTATAATTTGCACAGACGCACACATACTCGTCGCCTTTGTAAAGATATTCAAGTATTTTAGACTGTATAAGCCCGTAATTTTAGGACTATCATCAGGGCACTCGATTGAGGTTTCCTGATTTGCGAAATCTCCCATGCATGAAAGGTGAAGAAGATTACCCTCCCTCTTAATCTCAATTTCTGAACCAAGGTTGGACATGTCACGACAAAGTCTTTGGAAATCTGCTGATGGTAGAGTTGTGATAGTAGACATCATAACATCAGGAACTTCTATACTGTTTTCGTTAATATCCAAAAGTTTGAGTTGAAATTTAGTACTCGTCTTCTTGGATTCACTCGTAATTTCAATATCCATAAACTCCTTTGAATTAATCTCAAGTTTGATGACGTCATTATTTGTAATAGTCTTCATGAGCTTGAAGGTGTTGGAAATATTTATACCAGCAATTATCTCCTCCTGATCACATTGATACTCCTCAAAGTTATCAGCAGCTAGGAACAGGTCAATGAGAGATGTTCTCGCCGTATCTAGGGTAACTATATACATACCCTGTGGGCGAAAGTAGATATTTACGTCATTGAGAATATCCTTTAAAACTTCAAATGTAGACTTAAAGGCCGAGGCCTGTATAGAAACTAATTTCATGACTATTCAAAAAACGCGTTACATCTTTAAATCTGTATAGACTTCACCTTTATTCACATCTCTACCAATTTTATCCTCTAGTTCCTTTGTCATAGCTGGCTGAAGAGACTGACCGTAGTTGTCTATGTAAAACATATTCGGATCTCTATCATTTCCATCTATTGTTGACATTGAGCATACACCACCACCAAATCCAGCGTGTTCAATATCCTTTTTGGGTAGAAGGGAGTCAAGCCAGTTTTTTATTTCACCACCAACTAGAATCTTTCCATTTTTAGTAAGCATAGTCGGTACGCGGTTTATTTTAGTCTTATACTGGGGAGGTATACCCTGTGTGTTCACGTTGTGGTAATGTATCAATTGTTTCAATTGCTGATTACCATTGATATACTGGACGATATCCATAGAGTGTTTACACCTTGGGCTATATATCAACAGAGACATCTACTAGTATATGGGGTATTTTGTAAAAAAAAATTAACGCATTATAGTAAAGATGGATTCATTCAAGATTGTCATCGGTGTTTTACTTATGTTACTCATCCTGACTATGATCAGGCGTGAAAATTTCACAGATACCTTTGGATTCTCAGGGTACAAGAAACCCGTTGATTATGTGAAGCTTAACGACCCCAGACCAGATCTCTCTGGTTACTCTCAAATTGAAGGTAAAGTTGACCACGATACCATGGAGAAATTGGTTCTTCAAACGAATAAGGAGATCAACAAACGCCTTGGATTCTCCACTTACATCATCGAAACTCAGTCCGTTAAGGTATATGAGGGTACGACTGGTCAAGTATATGAAGCTACTTTCATGGTGGTTCGCAACGATGGCTTTTCCTTCGGTTTCGCCGTCATCTCAACCTTTAGCGTCAGCAACGGAAAACTTAAGTTAATTTCTCTTCGTTCTCAACCCCTCAGTGACCAGGCACCCGACAAGGTAAAGGTGTACACCAAGGGTTCTATGGGTAAAGAGTTTATTGATTACAAACTCGTTAAGGAAAGTGCAGTTCCTAATGTTGGTGAGTTAGATTTGATAAAAAATAAATTGAGCTAATTGTAATGATCAACATCAATGACATAATACAAATTGATGATAAGAGAAAGAGAATACGGAAAGAGATCTATACTAAAATTTACGAACAATTTTCATCAAAAATTAAACAGTGTGTAGAACTTGGTCATAAACAGATATTCTTGACTGTTCCAGTAATTTTGATAGGATACCCAGTTTTTGATAGAGGGGCCGCCGCTCGTTATGTTGTTAGACAATTTCAACTTGGTGGCTTCACTGTACAACTTATAAGTGAATACGATATTTATGTATCTTGGATAGTTCCTAAAAAAAGGAAAGAGCGTGAAGAAGATGATGAAGAGGTTACCTTCCCAGATCTCATGAATCTTAAGAAGATGGCCAACAAGTACAGGAGAAGTGCGTAGTAAATTTTGATTTTTAAACCCACTTAATCATAAATGGACAATTTAAATGTGCTCGTCGAGGCAAAGAAGGAATATCTCGGGCAAATGTGCATTATTATGTGTCCACCTATGATTGACGTTTTCAATGATATGTATGCGGAGGCTCATACTCTCTCCAAGGGGAAGAAGCATCTCATGATGTTTCAGAAGTTACTCCAAGAAGTTCCAAACTGGTCTAACGCTATGTCTAAACAACATTCGGATAACATAGCAAACCGATGCGCGTGGTTCAGTGATCTTTTAGCGGCTGTCTTTGTTGCCTGTACAAAGATCCTATCCGCGGTCCGCCTTAAGGCTGACAACAAGAAGATATCTCTGAAGCTACCCACAAATGAGGTTTTTATTCAAACCTGCTACAATAACATCGCCAAGGATCTTTACCGTGATCCCTACGTTTTCCACGAGGATCAGAGCATCTACCATCGAGATGAGAAGTTAACTACTCGTTTCTGTACAGCTATTGAAAACTCAGTGAAGGAGTTAATCCCAGTTCAACAGATTTTACAGACGTACATGTCCCAAGAGTCTAGAGATATAGATTTGGATGGAGACGTTCAAGATACAGAGGATCCCGATGTATTTGATGGAGAGGGAGAACCCGAACCAGAAGGTGGTATGGAACCCTCACCAGAGGAACTCCAGGAAATGCAGCCAATGGGAAATCCTGAGATGGAGGAGCCAGGTGAATTCGATAATGAGTTTAAAACCATACCAACCGTTCAAACATCTGAACCAATGGAAGAACCACAAGAGGGACAGCCACAACCACAACCTCAGCAGGAAGATGATGTATTATTTGGAGACGCACCAGACTACCGTACAAAAAAAGTTGGTTATAATTAAATGGAACTCTCCGACTATTTACGTGACCCAGTATATGCTGGCCTAATTGCCGGTGCTACGACAGCGGGTTATATTCACCTGAAAGCGTATTTGAATAATGAAGGTAAATTAGAAATGAATCAATACACCAAACCAGCCGTACTCGTAGCAATTCTCGTATACGTAATTGTAGTGAATGGCCTTGGTCAAAAAGAGGTTATTTCTAACGACCCTTTCTAACTTAAAGATTACACCGTACTATTAAGAAAATGGCGTCCGTCACTGCGTTTAATGACATGATGGGGCAATTTCTTGTGGAATTGCACAAGACTTTTCCAGATGAAAAAGGCATTAAGAAGATGTTAACCTCATTCGATCTTATTAAGAGTACAAGTCCTCGTCTCCTAGTTAATGGGTTCATGGACAGTGTTAAACCCCACGCAGACAGTGTTTCTGCCAAGAACGAGGACTTCATCCTCGTTCATTCCAAGGATATTGACTTTTTGAATGAACTGGATATCATTAAACTATGGAAGCGTATGGGTGATGGTACCAAGGATGCCGTTTGGCAGTATCTCCAAACTTTGTACATTCTAGGAACCACCATCCAATCTGTACCCGAGGATACTCTCACCGCCATTGAGGCTATGGCCAAGGATGTGGCTGATAAGATGGCTTCAGGTGACGGTGGTGACATTAACCAGGATGCACTTATGAAAATGATGGGTTCTATGTCTGGTATGATGTCTGGTATGGGAGATATGAATTTGGGTACTCCTAAAAAGAATGGTACTCGCCGTCTCCCCAAAAAATAAACCTCATCTATATTAAAATGAAAGTTTGGTTCGAAGATCCTCAACAACTTGTCAGTAATAAAAAAATTCTAGAGTTCTGGCCTAACAGCAAACAAACACCAGAGGATAGGATCAATTCGGCTTCACGTTTTATTATTTACACCATGTGTGTTTTATTCGTGATTCGTCGGGATCCTCGTATATTCGTTCTAGGCGCAACGATGTTATCTATCATTTACGTGATGTACAAGGCGAAACTTGTCAAGGAGCCATACGGTTCCACTGACAAGGCGAATGTATGTCAGAAGCCCACTAAGGAAAATCCCCTTGGTAACGTGCTCATGACAGATTACACAGATGCCCCGAATCGTCTGGAAGCCTGCTATTATGCTACAGCCCAACCCCTAATTAAAAAATTCAGTGGTGATCAAGTTTCCTATGATTCTGGACGTTCTCGTTCCACTTTACCCATGTACAAGCGTAACGCTTTTGAGCGTCAGTTTGTTACTGCACCCGTGTCAAAAATTCCAGGCGATCAAACCAAATTTGCTGAGTGGTTGTATGGTCCCAAGAATGCCCCCATGTGTAAGAGTGATTCAAAGTTTTGCAACCCTGATGCGAGGGGTGTCCAATTAGAAGCCTTCGCTGGAATTGGTTCCGACGGGGATGTGAGAGGTCTCAGAGGTGGTGGTCGTGTGCGAGGTGGTGGCGGAACCTATAGTTAGATTAATATTCTCATGTAATAATAAATGGCGTATCAACTCCAACCTGGTCTCTCAATTGTTGAAAACACCGGTGCCTTACCAGGTGTAAAAGCGACTGATGAAGTTTTTGTTTACCCTCAGCCCAGTCACTTAAACAGTGGATCCCGACCCAACACCATGTTGTATGGTACCGCACCATACATGGCGGGCAAGGGTGCTCCAGCGAAATTCATCGATACGAGTGACGAACTTAGACCCCAATCTACTTCCCGCTTCAACAAGCATATCATTCAGACGTATGAGCGCAATCTCTTTCCTCTCTCCAACATGGAATGCAAGGTTCCTCTTCGTACCATCAAATATGAACCCGCCAGCACTCGCGCTGATCTCCAAAATGGTCTTTTCCAGAAAAGATATGTTAATAAAAATGTCAGTAAGAAATAAGAATGGCTGATCCTATTTCGGTTTTAGCCGTAGCTGGTCTCGTTTATGCTGGACGGACTTTAAGTAAGTCCAAGACTGAAAACTATAGTCCAGAGGCAAATATCACATTAGCAAATGATAGTGGGGCTGGTCCCGCTCTTCCTCCTACATTCAAAGAGAATGATTTTGTTTCCCGAGTAGAAGTCCCATCCAAGAAGGAGATGGCAAGTTTCGCGGATATTGGTCGTCAGCAACGAAGTGGTGGACAAGAATTACTTGACATGCGTGGTCGTATGTTCGATCAGGGGCGTATGAATAACCTTTCCCCAGTAGAGAAGCAACTGGTTGGTCCCGGTCTAGGTGTTGACGCCAATGTCCCAGCTGTTGGTGGGTATCAGCAAATGTTTAGGGTTAACCCCATCAACGTTGGTGAGTACCGTCTTACAACTTTACCAGGACGTTCTGGTCCAGCTGCCGACGTTACTGGTGGTCGTTCCGCGAAGGTTGGTCAACTTACTCATAACAAACCTGAGACAACCTCCTACTTACCCTCTAGGTTACCTACCATGGCTGGTCGCGCTCAGGGTATGACTGGTGTCGTTCCCCGTAATGAGCATGAGAGAACTAAGAGAACCACCAACCGTTCCGAAACTGGTATGCGCAATGATGGCTTAGGTTACAATGGTGCTAAGCGTATGGTTTCGGCTCAGACGCTCGCCCAGGACCCCACGAGGTTCAAGGCTGATCGTAACGACGAACAATACATGTACAATAACCAACCAGCCCCAGGTATTCACAGTTTCCACGGCGCTTACGCGACTGGTGCTGCGAGCCGAGTCAGTGCTAAGACCAATGAGGAACTCGCCAAGTATGGTTTCCGCCCAGAAGATCGTAGAGGCAAGCCTAACCGGATGGGCAACGCTGGTCGTATGAATGTTCGTGAGAGCGCCCTCAAGCAGGGTGGTAAACTTACCGCGGTTCGTAGTGACACCTCACGCATTGATGGACGTATGAATGCAGCCGATGGTGGATGGACCCAGCAGTACCAGAGTAAGACGTTCCATCAGTTCAACCCTTACAAGGGCAACGAAAATCCCAACTCCAAGAATCTTGGTCTCGCCGCCAAGCAGTTACAAAACAACCCTCTTTCGCACGCCCTCTATCGTTAGATATTTGTATCAAACTGTTGAAAACACTCATTAAAATATTGTGCCTATATTTTAATGAAGGTCCATACCCTAAGCATAGATAGTAGTCAGCGTGATTCGAGTGTATACCCAAAATCTAATAACTACGTCATTGCGTTAGAAAATCCCATATATCACGTTGAGGAGATTCGACTTATATCTGCACGTATTCCTACACCCCAATCACCTTCACCAAATTCGTTAATTTTGAGACTGTCTTCGGGTTCAGATGAACTCAATCAATCTGTGTATGTGGGGACTCCACATTACACTGGTCATATACTTCTCGATGGTACAACCAGTATAACATTTAGCGGTTCTGATGACCCCCTCGTACACCGATTTCACTCAGGACCACAGAAGGTTATCAAAGATATTGGAATTGAATTTTTGTACATGAATAACGGCGTTCTCACGACATATGAAGTTGGAAACACTGATCACGTCTTAAAATTTGAGATTAAGTGTTCCACAGACAAGCTTGAGGGTCTAACTAAAGTTCCATTAGACAAGTTTGCGAAAAAGGAAAAGGTGAAGAAAAATGAGAAAGTAAAGAATCTGGGAAGCGAGATTCTGTACAACCAGGAAGTTTATATTTACATAGGCATTATTGCCTTCTTCGGCATTGTATTGATGTTTCTTATGAAAGGGGGATCTAAAGCCCCACCCACTTAACGGGTAATGGCGTAGACTGGCTGAGCAGGCTTAGAGACGCGAGTAGACACGGTGGAGATCATCATGTAGACCGCGATAGAGAGGAGGGTAGTAAGCACCGCGGTGAGCGCGTACTGGGTACCACCATTCTTGGGGACCTTAATGACCTGGTTAATGATGAAACGGACGACATCCATCCAGGACATCGCCGCCGCGAAAGAGAAACCGGCAACAATTGCGTTGAGAGACTGGGTCTCCAGCTCCTGGGTAACAAGGGTGACAGTTTGCATAGCCGCCTTCATCGTGAGTAGTATACTATAGGTTAGGAAAATTATTTATTCTGGTAACAATTCTTCCTTTTCAATTTTTTTATACTTGGTTTTTTTGATCGCGAAGAGTTGATCGTCCCCTGATATATCTCCGCTAGAGCTGCTATCTGAGTAATCATCACTATAAACATGAAGTTTTACTCCAGAATCATCGAAATTCCAACCTTCAGGCTCCCATTGGCTCATTACTATTAATAGCATTTTTTAACATCTGTTCTGTCGGGTTTTGTGGCACCCACGAATCCCAACGATCGTATGCCTCGTTAATTTGTATAAATTGTGGATCTACACCCGAGTATCTTTCAAATGTGGGACACTCATTCGGATCTACAACCTCCATCTCATCATCTGATTCATCAGAGTCTTCACATACATCTTCGTAAAGCTCTGGGAACATAGTTCCAACTGTCTCACCAACTGCGTTCATCGCACAGTATTTCATCGCATATTCCATGTCTTCTGAGAGTAACGTATCTCTCCCACAAGCCTTGCAATATTCGGCTGCGAGTAAGGTACCCTTTTCAAAAACAGGAAGAAGAATGTTAGTCATTGTTTCAATGTACTGTTCAGCCATTCGGTCACCAGCATCACCAAAACCACTTTGCATATTCATCTTTAGTATTTAAGAGTAAAAAGAGATTGCGCAATTCCCTCACCAACACGAAGAATATTGTGATTTACTGCGTACACCCTAATTTGTCTGGCAAAATCTGGACATGATGTTAGACTTAGGTGTAGTATTTGCTCTTTTACGTTACTCATATTTACCTGTCCAGTTGGATAGGACTCCTCAGGTTGTAAAGCAAAGCTGTAGGAATAGAATCTCCTAATAAGTTGTGTCTTGGAGTGATGTATCGCCGCCTGGACAGCTTTTAACATAAGAACATTGCCAGTTTCCTCTGTAATAATGTCCTGACCATCAAACTTTAGAGTGAGATAATTGAGGTTCTCGTAAAGAATACGCTTGTTGTCAGCCGTAAGTGCCGTATTATCGTAATCAAATGGTGTCACAAAGTTACCATGTGATACACCATTACCCCTAGTACCTTGTCTTTGAATCACAACGTAGAGTTCCTTGACTGGATTCCTAAAGTCAAGATTGAACGTTCCCTCGTTAATGCCTACACCCATATCAAATACATTCTGTTGTATTTGGGTTATGATGTAATCCTTTTTCATCTTCTGCATCTTGGATCTTTCACTTTTATCCAAAAACACAACTTCCGTAGAGAGTTTAAAGTCCTTAATGTGTATATCAGGGGGTGACGTAACACGATCACCGTCAATATCAACCATGATTTCTTCGGGTTTTCTAAGTGTAATTTCAACCTCAACTTCTTGCTTGTTTATGGCACATAGGGGTATAGCAAGTTCTGGATGTTTGTAAAAGTAAAAGGGTAGATCAACAAAGAAGTTTTCATCTGAACTAGCACCGAGTGTACCTGTTATGATGATACCTCTATTGGGTATTCCACCACCTGTAACTACTTCACCCACCAGTTTATCACTCGTTCTAAGTGAATACTTTCCAATGAGTTGTTCAAGTGCTTTTTGCTTCGTTTGTGTAACGTTGTGCTCTGAATATATTTGGAGATAATCACTATAAAGCCTTTGAACTATGGTACCACCTATGATGAGATCTACATGATCAATTATGGCATGACCAACCGATTCTACGTATACAGGACTACCTGGAATTTCTGGTAGAGTCATTTTTACACTCAATGTTTTCAATAGATCACCTTGATTTTGGGGAATTTTAAACTTAATCTTTTTCCCAAAATCGGCTTCATTTTCTGGATCTAAATCATCATATTGTGTGGAGAAGTTTGCGTGCTTTTTAAAAGCTTCCACAAAATGACTGTAGTCTGGATTCCTCGTGAAGTATCTGTCTTGAGACCCAGATGTCATCAGCTGAAGTTTACCAGCCATTACTACTATATCCACCTAAAATTTTAAACCAGCTAATCCACTTTCAAATCTAAGGATATTATAGTTTATGGCGTATACGCGTGTGTTATTGTAATCTGTTGTAGTTAATGGATCAATCTCAATTGTAAACAGTTTATGAGATATACGACTCATATTCACCTGTCCAGTTGGGTAGTACATCTCTGGTTGTAAGGAGAAGGAATACATACCAAATTTGGAGGTACTAGAAGCCTGTGGGGAGTTTATATGATGTTTGAGAGACTGTTCATACGCTAGGAATAGATTGTTTCTATTGAAAACAACCTCATTATTGAAGCGAAGTTCAGCATTTGTAATAGTATTGTACTGATTTGGGTAATTATTTTGAACTGAATCCTCTGATTGTGATACAAACATGAGTTCTTTTACGGGATGTGAAAACTTCAGCATCACAGATTTTTTGTTTTCACCAGGGTTCATTTTGAAGTTGGCAATCTGGAGTTGTGTAATGACATAATCAATTGGTCTAGATACCAGGAATCCCTTTTCATCATCAGTGAGATACACAAACTCTGTATCCAACGAGAACTTCTTTATAGAAGCATTAATCGTTTCAGGTGCACCAAAGTGTATAAGTTCCCTTAGGGGTCTCGTCTTGATTCTAACCTCCACAATTTGTTTTCTGAGGGCACACGTTGGTATAGATAGGCTAGGGTTTCTATAGAAATAGAATGGGATATCCATAAAGTATGAGTACTCGCCCGTATACGAAAGTATATTACCATGTCCATTCAAGAAGTACAGAGTCTGTTCAATATCATCATTGGTACTATGAAGCTGCTGATACATGTAAATGTATTCCCCTGTAATCTTTTGTACAACTTGTCCACCAATAACCAGTTCAGCGTAATCTATAAGATGTGATATTATAGATTTACTCCATACGTTGGCACTGGGGTTTGGATTTGTGAGAGTAACCTTAAGGTTAAAGTTCTTGATGAGATCCCCCTTATCGTTAGGAACCCTACATGTGAGAAGACTACCGAAATCAATCTTTCCATCGAACTGGCTCTCTACATAGTCGAACGAAAACTTCGTGTGTCTCTTGAAATTCATCAGGAAATATGAAAACTGTGGTTCACCGGTTAACCACTGATCTTGGATTCCTGATGTAGCAAGTCTTAATCGACCAGCCATTCCTACTGTATATGAGTAAAATTTTGGTAAATAAAACGGAACGCTATACTAGAATGAATCTTCAGTTGAAGAAATTCAAACCCGAGACGATCACCGATGATAGGGTTTGTGTATTCATAGGGAAGCGTAATACAGGTAAATCAACCCTAGTGAAGGATATTATGTATCATAAGAAACATTTACCAGCGGGAATAGTGCTTTCTGGAACAGAAGAGGGAAATCACTTTTATTCTGAATTTATTCCTGACCTATTCGTCTATGGTGACTACGACAGAGAGGCCATAGAGAGGGTTATGGCTAGACAGAGAAAGCTGGTGGGTGGGGGGAAACAGAATTGCGGAGCCTTTATGCTTCTGGATGATTGTATGTATGACTCAAAGTTTCTAAAAGACACGTGTATTCGACAGTGTTTTATGAACGGTCGACATTGGAAGATATTCTTCATGCTCACGATGCAGTACGTGATGGATCTCCCACCAGCACTTCGAGCTAACGTGGATTACGTGTTTATTTTGAGAGAGAACATCATACAAAATAGAGAGAAACTTTACAAATCTTTTTTTGGTATTTTTCCTTCGTTTGATATGTTCTGTAAGGTGATGGATGCGTGTACAGAAAATTACGAATGCCTCGTGTTAGACAATACTGTGAAGTCTAACAAGATTCAAGATTGTGTATTTTGGTACAAAGCAACTCTTCGGAAAAACTTCAGAGTTGGTAGCCCCCAACTTTGGAATATGCATAAGAAGATGTACAACCCAAAGCACATAAATCAAATAGAGCAGGACGCTAAAAAGACGACAAAGAAAACCAAACTCACGATTACGAAAAAGAAATAGGCGCGTCACTTAACACTTCAAGAAAACATGTGATTATAATAACATGTCTTCCGAACACGTGTACACTATGAACCTATTTGACGATGGTGAAGGAATGGTACCATTACAGACCCAAGATAAACCTTCTACAGCGTTTAAACAAGAGGAAAAAAATATGAGTACAAATAAAGACACGATGGACTCTACACCCATTAATGACATTATGATGGAACCACCTGCGATGACCGAGGATCCCAGGGTACAGGGTGTTATGCCTCAAATGGTCGCTGCTCAACCTCAAGCTGCTTATCCCTCCTCCCAAAAAACTAAGGAGGAGGCTCCTGAGAGCAAAAATCCTCTCAATCTCACCGATGATCAGCTTACTTCTCTGGTTGTAGCTGTTTGTACTGCTATTGCTGTTAGTAAGCCCATCCAAGATCGTCTTGCGACCTCTATCCCCAAGTTCCTTAACGAACAAGGGGGTAGAAGTATGGTTGGTCTCGCAACTACTGGAGGAGTAGCCGCTATCATCTTCTTCTTTGCGAAGAGCTACATTATCAGAACTTAAGCCTGCATCATGTTGTTATAGATAGAATTATCTATGCCACTGAAGTAGGTAATCAAAGCACCACCAATGAAAGCGGTAGCTAAAACACCGTTCAACTCCAAATGCTTCCTTCTATCACTCTTATGAAAATTCTTGACAGTATCCTTAGAACGCTTCCACCATTCGTTAATAGCGAAGGTGATGATGAGCGCGAAAAGGGTCGCCATAGCAAAGAAAGAGCGATCGACTGCGAGACGGGGAATGTCACCAACAATGGCGCGAGCAGCGTTGGGAATAACAACGGTTAAGAAAATTAGGTTTGCGTAGTAGTTATCAGTGTGCTTAGGGACTTGTGTAACCGCGTAGAACACAACCCACGAAAAAATCGCTGCTAACATATCATTAACAGGAGTTTGCATTTATCTTATTACGAGATTTTATTTATCCTGAATGTATTGACCGCAGAATTTGGTCTTGTCTGGCAATCTAGTGTAAATTCCTATAGATTCACATACCCCTCTCAACTCCATGAAGTTGTTCCAAAAGTTATCAGAGTGTGTCCATTCGGGTACCGTACTGTGCGCAAGCTCATGAATCAACACGTGCATGATCTCATTTACTTCACCATCTATACATATGGTTATGTCCGCCCCTTTATTCACATTGTAACCCACCGTTCCTGACATCTTCCTCAGTGCTGTCAAGGGAATTGGGCGTATCAATACACGAAACTTTTCATTGTTCGTTTTCTCAATATGTTCTCTGAGAATTTTGTACCTCTTTTTAACTTCTGCGAAATTCTCTGGTTCACGTATCATGAAAAGTATGATCAGGTTGATCACGATCAATACTAAAAAGGGTATCATCTAGTATAAGCAAAGATAAATTTACTGTACAACTCTGAGATTGGGTTACCCCGAAGACCCTCCCAAAGTTGTAATTTGAAACCAAGCTCTTCTAAGTGTGTCACCAATAGGTCTTTGTACCCAACTGGTTCTGACTTGGGCCCTTCTGCGTAATATGGGGTATCTGCGAGATGTACAAATAACTTCTCACCAAAGCCACCATTCCCATGATCCTTGAGTTTGAAGAAGTTTCCCATATCATCTTGAAGTGGTGTTTTGAATATGATCTTTTCAGAATCCGGGATGATACCAATCAGAAGTCCACCTGGTTTTACGCGTTTTCGGATTTCGTGAATGGAACCGAAGAATAGATCCTTAGTCTTGAAGATGTAGTGTAATGAGAAGTTGAAACAGACAACGTCAAATTTTCTCTTTGGGCAGTTGTGTATGTCACCCTCGTAAAAATTCACCCGCATGTGCATGTTTTTTGCCCTAGATTTGGCTTCAACGAGAGCCGTAGGTTCTGGGTCACACATATTGATATTGGCACCACACTTGTGCCACTTCTGTAAATCACCCCCAAACCCACAACCAACATCAAGAATGTGTTGACCACTCATTGTGACACTTTGAATGAGCTCTCTCTTGGCGTCGTTATGATTTTTACGAATCTCTTCCATAATTCATGATAGTTTCATATCTTTAATTCTCTACTTAGGGCTTAAAGTTTACAAACGTTCAAAAGGTATAATGTCTCTTGAACAAGATTATACAACCGTCCCTGGTCAGGTTTTCGCTTGCCTTTCTATTGTTGGCCCCGAATGCCCACAGAAGAATGATAAGTTTGGTATCAAGATCCGAGGAACCTTCGCGAATCGTGACGAAGCTGCGAATCACGCCAAGCGTCTTCAGAGGGAGGATCCCACGTTTGATATCTATGTAGTTGACATGTACAAGTGGCTCCTCATCCCACCCGACTCCGCTAAGATTGATGATGTTCACTACACCAACGATAAGCTCGAGGAGATCATGACTGGTTATAAGGAGAATCAGGCTCAGGCTGCTCGTATGTTCAATGAACGTAAACAGGGTATGTCCGACAAGACTGGCTTCGCCCCTGGTGATGACAACTCCACATTCTATACCAAACCAGATGAGGCTCCCATCTCTCACCCAGCTGAGATTCTAGAGCGTCTCAAGAAGGAGAAGCCTGATGCTAATATGGAGGATCTCGTCAAGGAGGCTGATGAGATTGTTAGCCAAGAGATGAAGGATCGTCAGAAGCAGCGTGAGGAAGCTGCTGCTTCCACTGAGGCTACGATCGAGGAATCCAATGAGGAAGGTGAACCCGAGGTTTCTTCCAAGTAAATAATTTTCATAACTAATACTAAATGATTGGTACAATCGTAACAATCATTCTCGTCAGTGCTTTTTTCATTCTGTTTTTTGAAGGGATTACTCCAGAAAACAAAAAGGAAAAGAAAAAGGTTAAAATACCTGAAGCCAGTACTACTGCTGGATTTATTAAGGATACATATAAAGACCCTTTTATTAATCATTTCATACCCCCAAAAGTTGGTAATATAGGAAAGTTTGTTCCATTCTCAAGTGTACCTGAGGATAACTGGTTGCATGGTTTTCCCCATAAAAAAGCCAAGTAAAAATACTGCAAACGCTATGATCCAGGTTGATTTATCAACATTCTTGAATAAATCAAATGATTCCTGACCTTGATAAGGTTGTTGGGGTGGCGGTGGATAATCAGACGGATGAAAATAATACTCCTCGGAGTGTTTCTCGTTACTTTCATCTTTCTCCTCTGGAACTTCTTGAAGAACAGGATTATATTCAATGGGGTTACCAATATCAGTTTCCATTTTCTAATATATAAACGGTTTTTTTTAAGCACTTTCTTCCTCACTTTCACTTTCATCATCTACCACAAAGTCTTTGAGATTACCATTTTCGTCTGCGTCTTCCTCATATTCTTCCTCACTGTCTTCGTCGTATAATTCATCATCTGTGTCTAATTCGGATTCTATATCAGTATCATGTTCATCCGTACCATAATCATCTTCTAAAACACTTTCCGTAGCCTGGAATAGAGTAGGTTTCTTTATATGTCTTCCTGAACGGGTACGAGTAACTATAACCATTTAATAGTACTCCGTATTATTGTTTAAGTAGTTTTACGAGATTGTTATCGACGATTTGATGTGTTCTAGCCTTATTTTTACTCCCTTTACAAACCGGACATTGTTGTGTGATTTTATTACCCTTGATGCTATAAGACATCACGTGATCTGTGTGCTCTCCATTGATAGATTCGCAATACATTGAGGTTGTGAGGGCTACGTAATTGGTTTTTGTTCTCTTGACACTTACAATTGTAGTGTCCAACTGGTTACTCATATATTTCCGAACAAATCTCTGTAATAAGGGTTTTATCTCTATTTGTTTAGGTTGGGGTTTTTCAACAAATTTCTTGATTTCTGGACAGTTTTGGATTTCTTCCTTTTTGGGGTACAACTTATTGATTATTGGACTCGGTAGCTCATGACGACGACCACAGAAGTCTTTACAGAAACCATCCTTCCTTCCCCTGAGAGTTTCACACCGACAGAAACACTTCTGTATAATGAGTTTACCACTGATTATAAACCATACATGATTTGAATTGTGCGCCCTCCTCAGATTTTCACAATAAGTTGAATTCGTTGCGGCTAGGAATGTATTTTTATGTTTGAAAAGTTTAGTAATGTAAGCAGTGGATTGCCCCTCGAGATTCTTCTGAACAAAAGACTGTAATAGATATTTGAGTTCTTCATCTTGAAGTTCATCCTTAATTTCATCTTCCGTAAATGTACCCTCCCTCATAGGTACGGAAGGTGGTTTAACAAATATAGTCTGAGGAGCATCTGTGCGAACCGCAGACATTTTTAAGAGTTTGACATCTGGTGTTGGTTGTACACGAATAATTGTACTCAACGGTTCTGGAGTGTACATGAAAACTGGGAGATAGGCTAATTGGTTTACTTTACCATTTTCACAACCAGAACATCCCCGTCCACCACATGCGTCATGTTTAGCCTTCTTATACGACCATGGCATTCTAAAACCACTTCCTTTAGTCCTTCTCTGAAGATCACCATACACAGATGAATCTATGATATCATTCCAGTCGTATGAACTCTTAGCAGTCGAGAGGGCCACGAGGACATGATCTCTCAAAGCAATCGCAGAACTTTGATCTACAACAAAGTCTGGCCAGTTCAAGTGTACCCCAGTCTTCATTAAGTCACCCACCTTCTTTGGAGGCGACACAGATATGAGACAATTCTTACCACCGTGACGTTTCACCTTGTCACATATGATTTTACATATAGACTTGATCTCCTCAATGGAGAGTGAATCTTGGTCTTTGTAATCAATATCAATGAAGAAGTTATAAGTTGGAGTCTTTTGTTCCACGACGAATAACTTTTCACTAGTACCGATAGCTTCTATGTATCTCTCATAGAATTCGTTCAATCTATCAAATGGCACAGAGAGTTTTCCTCCGTCCATGAGCACATGTGATAGATTGGATGCATTATCAAATTTTTGAGACGCACACCAACTCTTAAACATATCCATTTATTGGTCTTCATCTCTAAACCACTTCATAAATGAAACATCTTGGTATACTTTTTTTTCTGCTAAATCTTTCTTTATAACTAAGAGTTCATATACAGTTTTATCTTTATTATCTTCTTTCCACTGAACAATTTCATCTTCACACATTCCCCTATTCTTATCGAGCAACTCTCCGATCTGGTGTAAGATGAAAGCCTTGGACTTCATTATTTTATAGAGAAGGTTTTTCTATTGTGAGAACTTATGCACGAGTAAAACTCTGGATTTTTAATCACATTGTCCACTATCAATTTCCAACGTTTACGTGAATTGTATTCTTCTAGAGTATCAAAACTCATAAAGTCATTCTCGTCATACGTTTTCTTATACGGTTGGTGGAGTGCCTTCTTTATTGATGTTTTTTGCTTTTCTTCATAGAATCTTCGTACGAATTCATTTTGCTGAGACCTGGTATAGTTGACGAAGAATATAAAGACATTATATTCTAAATCAACCGTAGGACTCTCTTTATGTATAAACTTGAACTCGGTGTACTGTCCATTTTTTAGTGATATAACCCCCCTAGTCTCTTCTTCCAATTCTCTAAGAGCACAACGAATCGGGTTGTAAATTTCTCGTCTTCTACATCCTCCTGTGACAAATATCCATTCCTTGAATCTCCAATCTCTCACAGTGAGGAATCTCGGTTTGCCATCGACAAAGCTAACCGGTATCGCAATAGCCTTGTACTTTTTCATTGCGCATTCGCAAGTTATAATATGCGGATATGTTTATTCTATCATTTTTTCCTCTTCTGGGGTGATTTCCGATAAATTGTCATCCCCGTCCCCGTCTCCATCGAGACCATTGAGCCTCTCCATGACATCCTCTGAGAAATCTCGAAGCTCATAGAGTTCCTCACGAGTCTTGTGAAGTTCGCGAAGTAGGAAAATAACACCTACAACACATACGGCTGTGGCGATCATCATAACATTTTCATGATTGAAGGGAATCATATACTTGTTTATCCCTTTTTCTTTTTAAGTAATTACACCCATCTTAGTCCTACCGTGGGGTGAACATTCATATGGTGTCTGAGCGAATTGGACGGCTTCGTAATGCGCATTTTCACAAGATTTACTGGTCGACGGCGTCGTGGGTTGACCGATAAAGGTTTCGAGTGTCCTGGATTTAGGATCGTACGTCAATACAAAAACGATGGCGAGTAGGAAAATAAGATCCCACATTTACTATTTAGTTAGAATATAAAAGACCACCCATACCATTCTCGATGCGGAGAACATTGTAATTTACGGCATAAATATCCTTACCGACCGACTGATTATCATTCACAATACGAGCCGAGTCAAGTCGGGAAAAGTTGAGGGTACCGGTGGGCTGCAGCTTACCAGTCTCGAGGCAGAAAGGGTAAGTGAAGAGCCCGAGCCCGCCCGCGACGCCACCGGGGGTGGCGTTACCATGGGAGGTGTGGTAGTAGAGAGGAACCGAGGTGTAG